TCCATATCCCGCCAAGGTTGTATCCTTGACAATTTCTTTTAGACGTGTCAAAATCTTCTTACCAACGTCAATACCGCAAGTGAACAAACACCCCGAAACGAGCCAGCGATATTGGTCGTAATATTCGCGCTTCATGTCCGCGCGTTTATATTTTTTGTCTACTGAACCCATAATTTGAATATGAAATTTATCTTTCTTGATATGATTTAATACATACGGAATTCGTTGCATGTTATATTGATGGCAAATTTTATTTGTGTTTTCATCTACATGCAAGTTCGAATCAATCCAACCAAACGTAGATGTTTGAAAAGGGTTCATTTCAATCCCTTTCAACAAGAAATCAAACTTATTTGCGCAAATGAGATGTGATTCAGGACAGGTTCTGACATCACGCGTTGGCCAATAATTATTGCGGTTCTCCCTAACTTTTTGCGTAAATTGTGCTGACCATATATCTTCATACTCTTGACATATAAATAAGGTCATTGTTTCATATCCATATGAGTGTCGGCGTTCTTTAATAATATCAATGACTGGCTTGTTTCCAAAAATAATTAGATAGATGGGGAGTTTTAGGATAACGTCAATGCCTTTTAGTGCCTTTTCAGGAGTTCTAGAACTGGTATGGTATGCCGAAAGGTCAAAACACGCGGTAACCAATGTACAATCTGGAATAAACATAGTATGTAGGTTATTTATAAGAAAACTTTAAATTATTATTCCCGCGTATAATTAATACATCTATTATACTATAAAAATATATGTCAACAGAATACGTAAATCAAGTAACATTAGAATGTCTTATGAACAAGGATACTTACAAGAAATATGTCGCTACAAAAAAGAAAAATGTCGTTAATAAGAAGGACCAAAAATTTTATAGAAGACGGATATTATCTCTTACGAAAGAACTGCTTTATCCGGAGGAAGCCACAGAAAAATCAACCACCGCTTCTCAGAACCCAAACATAGTGGGGCTATTTCAAATATATAGCAAGGCGTGTATTGAACATTTCAAAACTTTAGACAAAAATGATATCATTCAAGAAGATTATTCAACTCTGACAACTGAGACGACTGAAATGAGCGTTGAAGATATTAAGACACAAGCAGAATTTGATCAACTATTTATGCGTTCGGTTCACGTGAAAGAGGCTACGACATTGGATAAATTTGTAAAACGTAGCACAACTGCACCAAAAGAGGAACCAATTCTTCCAAAACAAAAAGACATTAACTTAAGAGACCCCGCATTGAAAAATAAAGGTATTCGCAAAAAGAAAAATATCACTAATAAATATGAAGAAGAATCCAAAACAAAAAACACGGAGGATGAGGCAAACAAATAATAATAAAACACAAAAAAACACAAAAAAATATAACCCTATGCGAACGCAACGACGCAATTCGGGTAAATTATTTAAACCTGTGCAATGCAGTCCGAACCCCAAAAAGATGGACTTTACTTGTTATAGCGAAGACGACTTATACAAGCTTAGGAATTTGTGGAATGTGCGACACCCTGATGCTCAGATTAAAAGCAATGATTTAAAAACTATTTGGACGCTTTTACAACAGAACCTACAAAATGTTTGCAGTAAGGAATCATGTTGGCTGAACCAAAAATTTGTAGACGACAAATCAAGTAAAGACTTGACTTCTTCCTTCGCACCTATGGCGCCTGCTTCTTGGAAAAGGAAGCCAAATGAATGGTTATCTAGCACGGATATATTGAAAGTAATGAAACAATATGAGAAGGCATATAAATGTTTTGAATTTATGGGGCCAAGTCCAATCGATTATGATACCAAACAAATGTATGGCGAGTGTGTTTGGCAAGAATTATGTGAATTTAATTTACAGGAACAAATTAAGAAGGGTAAAACCAAGATTGGTGTTAGTTTCAATTTAGATCCACACGACAAGGGCGGATCGCATTGGGTGAGCATGTTTATTAATATCAAAAAACACACGATATTTTATTTTGATAGCGCGGGAGAGAAAATTCCTCCTCAGATAATGAAATTTGCAAATACTATCATAACGCAAGGCAAATCACTCGGGATGAATTTTACATTTGATCAGAATCACCCAGTAGAGCATCAATATGGGAATACTGAGTGCGGTATTTACTCCTTGTTTTTCATAGTTCATATGCTTGAAGACAAAATAACATCACACTATTTAAAAACCCACATATTAAAAGACAAATACATGGAAAAATTTCGCAAGGTTTATTTTAACCAGGATAAGCTATTCTAAAAACTATCAATAACCAAAGAATAAGTATATAAAAATATTTATATATTTATTATAATGTCAACTAAAGATTTTTTATTAGGATCCAATGTCCAAATGTTATGGGAAGTATTGATAGATGAAGATACTATTATGAAGGACAAGCGCACACAAGAAACATTTGTCAAGACACTCCCTGAATTTTATGAACGAGAGAAATCGAAACCCCAAACAACGCTGATTGGATTGAACAAACAATTTATATCTCTCATGTTAAATTTGCTGAGACAAGCCCCAGCTCAAGTAGCTAGAACTATTCCTACCAAAAAGATATCCATAACACAAGAAGAATTACAAAACGACCGCACATCTCATTTTGAAGAGGAGCTTAATAAAAAGCAACAAGAATTTACAAGTGCAATGGCCGTGCCCGTACCGACTACCCCAGTATTTACAGATAATACTAAAGATACACCACTTTCAGAAATGAATATGATTATACAACGAACTATTGCAGAACGTAATTTGGAATTAGACAAATTTTACAAGTCCGCAAATAAAGGGGATGCTGAAAACTGGTTAAAATCTGCACCAACTTCTATCAAGGAAGAAAAGGCTGTTCAAAAGGCTAGCGTGATGAAGACAATCAAGATTGAAAAAAATGATCTGAATATTTCTCTACAAACAGAAGAATTGAATGATGCAGCCTCAACAAGCTCAAAACAAATTTCTTGGGGCAATAACACTACTATTGAACACAACGAGGCACCGCCACCAACGGATTCTATTTTTTCCAAATTAAAATTAACAAATGCGTTTTCCACAAAAACATCTACACCAGCACCCATACAAGCCCCTACTACGGAGATCCAAATGTTGTATGAATACATTAATAGACGATTTGATCAATTGGAAGAACTAATCCGAGAAGGCAATTAATTAATCAACGTGTTGAATATTTTTTTGCCGTCTGGTTTAACTTCGAGTGTTCCGATTAGGATGGGGTCGCCACCAGCTTCTACTGCTTTTTGATAACTTGTTAAATCATAGATATTATAAAGCGTTTCTTTCACTTTACGAGCCGCATATTTAATGCCATAAATAGTAACCGGTACTGCCGTCCAAGTAATTTTATCCTTGTTGATCGCTGCAACCATATCCGACTGGTCCAGCTCCATATTTGGGTTGTATGAATATGACGTGTTATTCGGTTCGCCAAAGCTGACGCAGTTCAATCCTTCTTTAGAGCTTCGTGAGTATACTGCACAATCAATTGCTGCTTCTTTAATAGCAATAGTTAATTGGTCGTTAATCGCTTCCTTAATAGTGGAAATTTCATACAAAGCTTCGTCACTGGTTAATGGGATGTGTGGCGCCCGCTTACTCAGGTCCTTTCGTTTGAGTTCCGTTGAATCGTCGCTATCAATTTGTTCCTTGGAAAACGTCATCAAATAAACGAACACCTCCACAGATTGCAACTCAATCGGCAAATCCTTATGGCTGCAAATACGACGTGCACGACCGATTACCTGTTCCATACGAACTGGGTGCCAGTAAGGCTCGGTTATATGCACATAGCGGGTATTGCGCAAGTTAATACCCTCTGAACCCGACGACGTAATCATAAATACCTTGATAATCTCGCCTAAATTATTATTGAGCGCCATCTTACGAAGCTGTGTTGCAATATTCGTTGGAATATCGTCCCAAAATCCGTTGTATATTTTCAAGACAATTTTCTTTTCTTCGTCAGATTCCGTGCCGGTGTAAAGAGCAAAGGTCGGCTTACCAAGGTCTTCTTCTTTGATATCAAGTTCCCATCCGCCAGATGTGGTCTTTTTCAAGCGAAAACGGATAAACCCATTCTGTTCAAGAACCATGGAAAACAATCCGATACCTTCGAGTGTACGGAACTGACTATACACCAAATGCAAGCCAGGGTATGCGGGATCTTGTATATTATCCAACATGGCCAAAAATTTCGGGCTATACGTTTCTAACGCGGTTTTGTTCAAAAATTCGGCCGAGTTTCTTCTAACCTCTTCGATCGCAGAGTTCAATCGGTCCAAATAGGTCGCATCCGCAACCGCATTAATGGCTTCATCGCCTTCGATTTCGCCTTCATTATCTGCATTGACATCTTGGTCCAACTCCACATCCTTTGCCTTGGATAGCAAATTTTCCATTTCTGAGACAGCCTTTTCGTCAGCACCAGCTTTATCACCAACCTTTTTATTTTGTTCGGGCATGGGTCGGCCAGGCGGGTTGGGCATGACGAAATTACAAAACGCGCGCGAGAAAATGCGATATGTGGAGGTGGGGTCTTTATAGATGCCGTCCTTGTCAAATTGTCCTTGTTTTGACTTGGAGCTCTTTTCCATTTTACGCTCTGCTTTTCGCGCCGATTCATATACTTGGAACTGATAATTGCTCATGGGAATTTTAATAACATGATAATATTCAGGCGTCTTTTCATAACGAGGTAATAAACTCTCTTGTGCGCTTCGGAAATAAGAGGTAAGCCCAAGAATTCGCCTTTTAAACGCATCAGCATTTTTCATTTGTTTGGTTGCAGGGTCGATGAAACGCAATATAAACTCGTCCAATTTATCAGGCAACGCCTTGTAGTTATGAATTTTTATCCCAGCGGTTTTAACATCAATCTCCATCTTCTGCAACATGCCTATCACTTTGCGCTCAAAAGCATCATCACTGACAAAATCCGTCTCAATAATGGTCTCGTCCTTGTCATTCTTCTTTTGATTGGATACGCCGTGATAACCCGTTCTCTCTTTGATTTTATTTTTAAACCCAAGCGGGTTCCTGGTTATAAATAATTTTTTACTAGCGGGTGAATAATCCAAAAAGTCTAAAATCTTCTCTCCTTGCAAGGCTTCTTGAAGTGTTTCAGCTGTGATTTTTTTTGTAGTCTTCACTTCAAGAGGTATTTCCCAAGTCTTGATATAACCTCGCAGTATGTTGAAAAGTATTCCAATTTCGTTGGGGTAGTTGATGACGGGTGTGCCTGAAAGCAGGACGATACGCGCATCCTTGGCGGACAACAAGTATTCGTATAATTTCAAAGACATTGCTTTCGGCAACCTTTCCTTCTCTCCTCGCGCGTTTTCTGGAACCGCCTTTTCCTTTTGCAATTTATTCACTATGCGACTGATAAAGTTGTGTGCTTCGTCGATAATGATGATACTATTGTCAAAAAGGTTTTTCTCGTAATCATTGGTAAGTTCTTGCAGACGAGTAGCGCGCAACCCATTATAATTAATAAAGGTGTATTTATTTTGGATCATCTCGTTTAATTGATCGTCCAGACTTTTCATATCGCTACTGGATAGCACATTTGGCGGTTTTGAAATATCCACCAACCAGGCGCCCCTGTTGCGAGTAATATATTCCATCGACAACCCTAGAACGCTAGACAAGGTTTCAAATGCGGACGGGTCATCAATTCGCTCCCAATATTGGTTCTTCTTGTACATGAGGTCACCGCATTTTTTCAATTCCTCCATATAATTGTCCCTTAGCGATTTTGGTGTCATGATAATAACACGCTTGTGGTTTTTCATGCCTTCTGCAATAGCAATACTGGTGCACGTTTTACCTGTTCCCAATTTGTGGTAGAGTAAAAGACCACGATACGGCGTATACAAATTCATATAGTCCTTGACAATTTTTTGGTGGGTCAACAAAGAAAAGGAGTCCGCTCCCCTGAGGGAGTCGCATGTAATTGTCTTTTCCACGCTTTCCAATTCTTCTCGGTATCTTTCAAAAAAGGAATTGATAAAATTGACAAATATTTTGCGGTTATTCATGTAATAACTGGATAACTTGATCTTGACAGGTGGCTCCTTTGCGGGCAATCGCTTCGAGATTTTTTCACCGCTGATTTCAACCCATTCTTCGGGTCCCAATTCAGCAACTCCCCGCTGAACTCTAGGTGTGCGTCGCGCGCTTTCCTTTTCGACTACGGAAATAGCAGTCTCAACCATCTCAGGTGCGAATGTCTTTTCGGTCCCGCGCGGTTCTTCGTCATCTTCTGCAATAATTACTAGCTTTTTCTTGATTATTTTTTTTGCATGTTTTTTAGCAGGTGGTGCTTGCGGAACAAGAGACAATGGCGTCTCAATGGGTGCAGCAGAAGTAATCTTCATGGTAACGTGCGACAATTTGCTTTCTTTTAATCGCTCTTTCAATTCAGTCATATCGTATGGTTGAGCAGTATCGCGCACATCGCGTATAGTAACGCCCTTGATTACAGGCGCGTCTACACGAATCCTCACCTCAATCGGTTTGTGTGATGTGACGATTGGCTTCATTTTTAATTTATCTTTGACTAAAGAATCCATAATGCTTCTTATATAGAATCTATATATAAAAAACAAGGTTTACATTGCATAATTGAATTGCCTGATTTCAACAATACTTATGCAGGTTTAGAATATTTTTCAATAACACCAAGTGCAACTAAACAAGCTTCTTGTTCGGCCTTGCGTTTAATTTTGTGCAATCCCTGGCCCAAAAACAAAAACACTTTGCCGTGTGTGGTTATATGTGTTTGAATCTCTTGGAATGTTTTCAAGGTCTCAATATGAATAGCATCAGACGGGACTAAATTGTGTACCTGTTGTCCCAAGCAAAGAAACACGCCCATGCGATAACCCTGTTCAACGTCATGCTCCATCTCCAAATAATGAGGCGTCACCTTGAACTCCTTTTGAATCTTAACCTGAAGAATGTTTTTATAATTATCGTCGTTTTGGATCAACTCAATCCAATTAATATGTTGCTCAAAGACATTTTCTATGAATTTTTGCACCATTTGAAACCCTGGACCAGTAACAAACATGTTTTGAAACCAACCGTCTTCGTCCTTTACGACGATTTTATTAAAATCAAGAAACAATGCTCCTAAAAATGACTCAAAAAGACAACCCAATTTCTTCAAATTGGTGCGAATCTTCTTTTCCTCTGCGTGCTTGGATAAGATGAGCCACTTATGCAG